CAATAAGATCGCCAGTCAGGAATTGCATATTGTTAACACCACTGCCAATAGTGGTTGGGTAGTTGAGTCAGGCTCCCTTACTAATATGCAAGCCGAAGATTTAGAGGAACACGGGGCAGAGACTGGTTTGGTTCTTGAGTATAATCGTGGGTCTTCTCCGCCCGCGAAGATACAACCAAATCAGATCCCAACCGGTCTCGACCGTATCAGCCAAAAGGCGCAGGCTAATATAAAGTCTATCAGTGGTATTAATGACTCTATGCTTGGCACCGACGGTGCTGAGGTTTCTGGTATTGCGATACAAGCAAAACAAAACCGCGGCGTCATTATGATTCAGGTGCCGTTGGATAACTTGCGCAAAACCCGCCAGTACCTTGCCGAAAAGATTTTGGACCTTATCCAAACCTTTTATACTGAGGAAAGAGTCATCAAAATTACTAAAGATGATGACCCGATGGAACAACGGGAAGAAATGATTATTAATCAGCTGACCGACGATGGTGACATTATTAATAATCTAACTTTGGGTGAGTATGATGTTGTCATTAGTACTATGCCAGCGCGTGATTCATTTGATGAAGTACAGTTTGCGGAGGCTCTAGCACTCCGTCAAGCCGGTGTTGCTGTACCGGACGATGCTATTGTTCAGTATTCACACCTCGCCAAGAAATCAGAGCTTGCAGCGCGTCTCCGCCAAGACCCGTCTGAACAGCAAATGCAGATTATGCAGATGCAGCAACAGCTCGCTATGCAGGAAGCGCAGCTACAAGTCGCTAAACTTGAGGCCGAGGTTATGAAAATAGCTGCAGACGCTCAGTTAACTCAGGCAAAAGCTGGCGCAGCCCAGGCAGATCCACAGCTTAAAGTAGCTGAACTGCAACAAGAGCTTCAAATAGCAAGAGAAAACTTATCTTTGCGTCGTGAACTTGCGGGTATGACTAAAGAAACCCGTGAATCACAGGCTAGAACTCAAGCAGCGGCAAAATTGGCCACCACTGCTATGAATACCGGCGCAAAAACGGGCCAAACCACGCAAAACTAGGAGTGCGTAATGAGTAAAGACACGGAAAATCAGGAAGCGACTGAGGAAAAAGCGCTTACTTTTGACGTTATGCCGGGGGCAGAACCCTTAGAGGCGCCAGAAAATCTAGATTTAAGCTTTCCAGAGCCCGAACCGGAGCCAGAAAAAGCTGAAGAAGCTGAAGAAGCTGAAGAAACGGAAGAAACTACCGCTGAAGCTGAAGAATCAGAGGAAACCACGGACGAAGAAGTCCAAACAGCCGATGATGAAGACGAAGACGGCGATGATACTGAGCCTGATGAAGGGCAACCTGAAGAGGAACCTGAATCAGACGATGATAAAGAGGAAGAACTGCCTCTTGCCGCTGAAAAAACAGAACCGGAGACAAAAAGCCCTATGGTGCCTAAGTCTCGCCTTGATGAAGTGTTAGCTAAACAGAAAGCTTTACAGAAACAGGTAGAAGAAATGAAGGCTGCTGCCGAACAACCTGCTGAAGCGCCAGAGGAGTATGACTTCGATGCTAAAGAAATTGAATATCAACAGCTCGTTCTTGACGGAGAAGCTGAAAAAGCTGTCGCTCTCCGTAAAGAAATTCGAGCTGCGGAAAAAACTCAAATATCTTGGGAAATGGAGCAGAAAATGGGCCAAACGGTTCAACAATCTGCCCAAGCTACAGCTTTACAGAAAGCTGCAGCAGATCTGGAAGAAGCTTATCCAGTATTTGACCAAAACTCTTCAGAGTTTAGCCAAGAATATACAGATGAAGTTGTCGAACTTCGTGACGCGTTTATTCTTAAAGGCTATGACCCCGTTGACGCTTTGGGCCGAGCGGTTAAGTACGTGGTTAAGGACCGTAATCTCGAGGCTGCAGGGGAAACTGAATCAGGATCAGCCCTAGCAAAGCCACAAGCAGAGCAGACGGCCAAGAAAAAGGCCACAGTAGCTAAAAAACTTAAAGCTGCCGAAGCCCAACCGCCAGAACTAGAAGGTGAAGGCTCTTCGTCACGTGGCGAAAACGTCATTAACTTAGAGCAAATGAGCGAAGACGAGTTTAACGCGCTGCCCGAAGCAACTATTAGGCGCATGCGAGGAGATATCGTCTGATGAATTTCCCGTCACAAGTAGTAGGTATGGCGTTAGCCTCAGTGCTGATTGCTTTACTTATTACTTGCGGCGATATATTAGTTTAACTAATATAAAACTAACTCGCTTACCTGTGCGATATCAGGTCGTGGTCGGTCACGGTAAAAATCGTTCTCGCCCGTCGGGGCGTAAAACGCGCCGAGTTCGTAACTCGATAACTATACGCCACACGTTTCCTCACGATACGAGGTATACGGGTATGTCTATCCATTAAAAAGACGGTCGATGGTTGAGGTGGTCTCAACCGTTAGTGAAACACATCTTTAATTGGAGCTTAAAATGGCTACTACTAACTACGGAACGCTGACAGGTGATCAGCTTCAGGTGTGGTCACGCGACTTCTGGCGTGTGGCCCGCAACATGTCGTTCATTAATCAGTTCGCTGGAACTGGTCAGAACGCAATGGTGCAGCGCGTAACCGAGCTGACCAAAAGCAACAAAGGTACAAAAGCTAACATTACATTGCTTGCAGATATGACTGGCGACGGTATTACCGGCGACAACACTCTGGAAGGTAATGAAGAAGCACTGCGTGCCTTCGACATCACAATCGAGCTGGACCAGCTGCGCTTTGCTAACCGCATCGCCGGACGCATGGCCGACCAGAAAACGGTTGTGAACTTCCGTGAGCAATCACGTGACGCACTTGCATATGCAATGGCTGACCGTATGGACCAGCTGGCGTTCCTGACGCTTTCTGGTGTTGCTTACACTTTCAAAAACAACGGCGCACTCCGCCCAACCTCTGCTTCAGCTGGCCATGAGCTGGTTGATCTTGAGTTTGCTTCGGATGTGTCTGCTCCTACAAGCGCGCGGCACGTGCGTTGGGACGCAACAAGTAACTTGGTGACATCCAGTGTTGCAACGACTCAGGTCGACGCTGCTGACACGATCACTTACAAGTGTCTTGTTGAGTTGAAAGCCTACGCCAAAGATAACTACATTCGTGGTATCCGCGGTGCAGGTAACGACGAGATGTTCCATCTCTTCGTAACTCCACAGCAAATGGCTGATTTGAAACTCGACTCCGACTTCCTGGCTAACGTCAGAAACGCTGGTGTTCGCGGTAACGCAAACAGCTTGTTTGCTGGTTCATCCAGCCTGATGGTAGATGGCATTATGGTTCATGAGTTCCGTCATGTCTTCAACACAGCTGGTGCAACCGCCGGTACTTCAGCTAACGCAGGTGCTGCTGGTTACAAATGGGGCGCGAACGCTGACGTAAACGGGGCACGTGCTCTGTTCTGTGGCGCACAAGCCTTGGCTATGGCCGATATTGGTCTGCCTGAGATTGTCGAAGACACCTTCGATTACGAAAACCAAGCCGGTATTTCTGTCGGTAAGATTTTTGGTCTTCGTAAGCCGAAGTATAACTCTGATGTTTCTGGCTCTGTCCAGGACTTTGGCGTTATCGCACTCGATACCGCTCAGTAAGAATAAGTCCCCTCTCTGGAATAAACCCTCCTTCCAGAGAGGGGCATCTTCTTCATAGAAAGGAAATCACATGAAGGTTGTATCTGATAAAGAACTAAGGGTTGCTACCGATTGGGGCGCCGTACTGTTTCTTTTCCCAAACGAGCCGCAAGATTTAGCAGAAGATGCTGCTTTAGCGGCTATGGCGCTGGGAGCAAAACGGGTTGAAGACAGCGTTGCTGAACCAGAAACCCAAGAAGAAGACGAAGCAAACGATGTTTCGTTTAATGAATTAGTAGATAAACTCGTTGCTTTGATGGAAGAAGGCGACGCTAGCAAATTTAAGAAAGACAATACTCCTAAAGCTGCTATTGTTAACGAGCTGGCTGGAAGGACCTTGTCTTCGGAGCAACGTAATGCCGCCTGGGAGGCTGCTTTACGTTCATAAGAGGTAGCAGATGACTACAACGGTACAAAGCGTACTAGCTAGAGTAAAAGAAACGCTCCAGGATACGTCTGGTATCCGTTGGTCAGAGACTGATGAGCTAATTAAGTGGCTTAACGATGCGCAAAGCGAGATAGCCCTTCTTAAGCCTGACGCTACATCTGAAAATACTACAGTTACTCTTGTAACCGGCACGAAGCAAACGATACCTACTGACGGTAACCGGCTGCTTCGCGTTATACGTAATATGTCAGCAGCATCTAGTGGCACAGGCGGTCGTGCAATTCGACTAGTCGCGCGCGATGTCTTAGACACACAGACCCCTACTTGGCATGACCCAGCTGTAACCGGCGATGCTGCTCATACAAACGTAATTAAAAACTACATCTATGATGAGCAAGACCCTAAAAATTACTATGTCTTCCCAGGCGTAGCCGGTAACGCTTATATAGAAATTATATATTCTAAAAACCCAGCTACCGTGACTGCAAGCGACAACCTAACCGTAGATGATATGTACGCGGGTGCTGTAATGCACTATGTCTTGTATATGTCCTATCTAAAAGAATCAGAGGTTGCTGCAAATTCTCAAAGAGCAGCAAATCATTATAGAATATTTTTAAGTTTAATCGGCGCTAAAGACCAACGAGATTCTATAGATACGCCTAACGTGGAAAGACGAGGAGTCGGTTAATGGCCATAAAATATGAAACATTGTTACCTGATGTCATTTCAATGGTTCCGGCTTGCCCTGAAGTTATAGCTGAAAGAGCGATACGGTCTGCTGCGATCGAGCTGTGTGAAAAGACAGACGTTTATCAACAACAACTAGACCCAATTACTGTGGTGGCTGGTATCTACGAATACGATTTAGAGCCACCTACCGGAACAGTTGTACATCGAATTGTGTGGGTGACACACGAAGGTAAAACTCTTGAACCTGTTTCAAGCGGCTTGCTTGAGCAACGTAAAGAAAACTGGCGTAATGACACAGGTACTCCAGAGTACTTTATTAAACAAGGTTTGAGCATTGTTAATCTTGTACCAGTCCCTAGCGCCACTGTTTCACAGGGCGTAGAAATTAGAGTAGCACTTAAACCTACTCAAACTTCTACTGCTTGTGATGATGAAGTAATGACTGATTATAGAGATACAATTATCAACGGCGCTATATTTCGGTTGTGCCGTATGCCCGCGAAAGACTGGACTGATCTAGGGGCGGCACAAATTTACAGTGAGCTATTTAATAACGGCATGGTGTACGCAGAGCGACGCGCTCGTCAGGCCGATAATCCAGTGGTTGCTAAAGTACGTTATGGTGGATTGCACAGCGGGCGTAAGACACGTAAATATGCTGGTAGAAAATCTTTTATTTAGGAGACTGACATGGGGCTGTTAGGAAAAATTTTGGGCGTTAAAAAACCAAAGAGGTCAGATTATAAACCTACTGAATCTGAAAAAATTCAGGCCGCGGTTGCTTCTGCAGAGTGGCAGCGTTGGACTACTAACTATGGTGGAATTTTGCCAGAAATATCTCGTCAACTGCAACAGGAAAATGTGCGCAGTAATCTTAGGTCTAGAGCTGGTGCGGATGTTATGCAAACTGTTGGCCCGATTAGTCTTGCTAGGACAAAAGATTTAGGTTTTACAAGTGATGTTGAGCAGGCTCGGCTTCAAAGTTTGAGTCAAGCCGACACACAAGCTTCTGATTTTCAAAATAAAGCGCAAGCGGACGTTCTTGCTATGGGACAACAACAAAAATCTATAACCAACAGGGGTTTTAGTCAGCTAGCTAAGATTGAGCAAGGCACCGCCCTTAGAAGACTAGCAGACGAGCAACGTGGGGATATAGCTAGAGCAAACAATATTTTACAAATTGCGAAGTCGGTAGTTTCGAGCGGCCAGTCTAATATAGAAACTGGAGGCTCGTTCTTCCAACCTAAGATGTTGGATGATTCCGCGCCCGACGGCAAAAGAGATGCTACTCTAGGTGAGTCAGCGTTCTCGTTCTTATAGGAGCTAAAGTATAATGTCAGTTTACAATCTACCACTTGCTACTATGAACTCTGCGCTTGCTAACTCAGGTTACGGCACATCTGCGTTGCCAACGGTATCAGATCCTGACAAAGCATATGCTGATCTGTTACAGCAACAGTATCAATATTTCCAAGATAACTTTGCCCCCCTAGAACGACAGTTAATAGACCGTGCTATGAGTGATACGTCTTTGATTGACAGGGCTAGAGAGGATGCTAGGCAAAATCGCACACTAACTGCGGGTGTTATGGACCGCGCAGCTAGTCGTTACGGTGCCGACTTAACTCCTGCAGAGCGTAGAGAACGGGATAAGGCTATTGCTAGAGGTTCTAATTTAGCTGAGGTAGGTAACGTAAACAACGCAAGAATAGCGCAAAGACAACTGAACATGTCTTTGTTGTCTAACCTTGCTAACATAGGAAACAAAGTATACGGAGATGCTACAAACATGCTTGGTACTGCTGCGCAACTGCAGGCAGCGCGCGATCAAGCTTATTCAAATGCTAAAGCTAACTACAAAAGTAGTATCTGGAGTATAATATGAGTTTACTTGGTCTATCAAAACTTAACACAAGCTATGCGACACCCCGTAATGAGTATCTTCTGACTCAAATAGAGTCTCGAAAGATACTTAATCAAGAAGCTAATGAGAAACGGCAGGCTGACCGAGTAGGCGATGCGTTATCTGTGCTGTCAGATCTAAGCGGCGTAGGCCTTTTTGACGATCAAGGACAGTTTGATTTTAAACTTTCTACAGACCAAGTTAATGATCTTTTCAAAAACCCAGTGGGCAGAAACGCTATTAACACATTAGTCAATGTACACTCTGCTAACGGCTTGATAGACGGCATAGCTGTAGATGGTTCTGTGACACGAAATAATTTTGATGGGTTCTCTCTGGCGCCGCCAAATGAAGACGGCAGCCCTCGTTTGGGACCGGGCGGGCAGCCTGTTTATGTTGCGAATGTTAAAGAAGATAAACCCGGCGCCCTGTCAAAAATCTTTTCAGTGTTTGGGACTCCTAACGATGATGACCCAGCTATAACTTTTACGGCAGATAAACTTACGAACTTAGTTAATTCTGGTATTGGAATAGCCCGCGCTACTGGTAGGGGTTTAAATGCTTCTGACAATGCTGCAGTAAATCGTCAATTAATCGATAGGCTGGCGGCTCTGGAAACCCCCTTTAACTCAAGGGACATTGACGAGACAGACGTTAACCGTGCAATACTTTCAGAGGTTATGGGTGAAACATTAACTGGTAACTCTCCTGAAGAAAATGCAGCAAAACGCGACGCTGTTTTGAACATTATATCCAATCCTGAAACTACAGCCGAAGAATTAGAAGCTGCGGCTATTTCGTTGGGTGCGTCGCCCGAACTAATAGCACGTCTTAAAAAAGTTATAATAAGCGGTGAGCCCGAACAAAAAATTGATTCGACTGAAAGTGAAACACCTACTGCTGAATTACCTAAGGATAAAGATCTACTCGATCCAAACGCGGAGGCACTTACAAAAACGCCTCCTGCGTCAACTATAGACGCTCGTTTAGACGCTATGAGCGATAATGCTTTGGGCGTTTCTACTGTAAGAGGCAAAATTAAAAACTTACGTGCGAGCAAAGCAGCGATTGAAGCAAGAATGGAGAAGGGAAAAAACGAGCCAGGCTATGATCCTACTACCGCTCAGGCTCGCCTTGATACTGTAAACGCGCAATTAGAAGAACTTGCTATGAGTGCTGAGGATTTCTTAGAGGGTAGAATACAAACTTTAGAGTTACCACGAACAGGTAGAAGTAATACTACTGAAGCAAATGAAAGACGAGCAAAGCTGGCCGATAAAGCTAGAGTAGCTTTGGAGTCAATAAAAACTCCTTCTAAAGCAAGCGATGAGCAACAAACAGTTGTTAACGACGTAACAAGTGTCCTCGCGGATATTAGAGGTGACCTTGAAGAAGAAGCTAATGCATTGTTTGATAAAATGGATCGAAACGATGCTGCTAACGCAGCGCAGATTTTGCGTGCTTACGGGGTCACAACACGTGAAGACCTAATGCGTTTGGACATACCAACTAAAGAAGCCAAGTATGTTGCCGCCGCTTTTGCTAAATACGGGGAACGAAAAGATAATCAAACCCCCCAAGA